AAACTGGTTCTCTATCTTTTAAATCAGATGTTCTGGCAGAAGCCGATGTGAGAGTTGTTGGGTTAGGCTTAGAAATTCACAACACTACTGCTGAGATTAATAGATCCGGCGCACTTATTACTTACAGAATCCCTGATACACCAGAAACGAGAGGAATTATGAATGTTATGACTGATGCTGGTACTACTGCTTGCATTCCAAACTCATATCCTAAAATAGACTTAATTGAACCCCCTGGCAACGCCGGAGAGGCTATTGATATGCCTGGATCTCTCCAATGGGAAGCCAAAGATGGCGCTTATATAGTTGCTGTCTTAGATGCCCCTGAGAATCCCCCTTTGGAATTAGAAACAGCTTTCGTCTTGTGTAAAGATTCTGTTGATGGTCTTTATTATTGTCCAAACATTGCAACTACGGGTGCTGCAAATATGAAATATATTTCGCAAAAACCCATTCCCATCCCCTTTTCACTTTCCGGTGTTTATCTCACTGGTTTGTCGAATACCACTACATTACAAGTTAATCTTACCTATTATGTCGAGATATTCCCTACTAAAAACAACATTTTACGTAGAGTTGCTCAACCTTCGACTGCTATGGACGCTAACGCTCTTAAGCTTTATGGAGGGATCATTGCTTCTTTACCTACAGGTGTTATGGTAGCTGAGAATTTTCTTGGTGGCTTCATTTCTGGAGTTGCCCGCATTGCTTCTGGCATTGCTCGATACGGTCCCCAAATTGCCCGAGGCATTGGAGCCGGAATGGAAGTGATTAACTCCGTGTCAGATATGGTAAATGGATCTCAGCGTAAAACTGAATCTATTCGGGATGAAGAGTATGTAAATACTTCCCCCTTACAAATAGTATCCTATAAACAAGCTGCTTCTCCTAAACGTGTTGTTGAAGTGAAGGCTAACTCTGGTAAAGAGATGGTCGTTCTTCCCAATAGCACAAGAAATCAGATTGTGACTGTTCAATCAGTCGGCAAATCCCAAAGTAGATCCGTTACAAGAAATACTGGAGTTGTTTTAACTAAAGGAGAAAAAGGCAGGAAGCGACAAAATCAAGCTATCCGGAAC